TCCACCTTCATTTCGGTAGGAATATTCTCATTTGTTCTCATCCGAATCATAATTGAATCGGCTTGAGCACAGGTGAGAGTTGAATAGAATAGTAATTCTAACATGGGATGAACGGCTCCGTTCCGCGACTTACTTGCGTCCTCCTTACGGGGGATGAACGATGGTAACAGTGTACATCACTATTTAGTATATGTCAACTGTATAATGTGATACACTTTAATATTTTCTTAAAGTTTTAAGATGTTCTACGATGTTATCACGTACCCACATAAGTTCATGATAGCATTGTTGGTTATGAGCACACTGACGCAGTGCAGGATCTGGTTTCAATACACTCTCAATAAACAAATCTAGACCACGATTCCACTTTACTTCTTGAGATTCACTGCCATCAATAACATACTGATCTTTCATTAAATCATTCCTCGTTCTTTCATGTGGTGAAGGGTTTCTTTGAGGTTACCGAGATGCTTAGCACCAATGGCTACCTGTGGATATGTAGCACCAGATCCAAATTCTGCTTCAAATGCTCTTTGAGTAAAATGTTCATTGAGGTTATACTCAAGAAATTCTCCACCCATAGACCTAAGTAGTGAGGCAATACGCTCACATTCTTGACTACCGTTTGTGTAGATTACTGCTGTGGTCATTTGTTATTTTTTAGCGTGATTGTATTCTATAACAATTTTTTCGTGCTTCGTATTTTTATCTGAGCAATAAAAATGTCTTACACTCTTAGCATTTAATAACTCAGCAACACTGTCTATTAAATCTTTTGCAATAACTTTATTAGTTGCTTCTTTCCAGTCCTCAGTCATTCATCATCATCCATATTTTTAATTTTTTCTTCAAGTGTATCAAAAATACTATCCATAGATGTAATGTTTTCAATTTCACTGAGCAATCCAGAAATTTGCGTACAAACAACCGGGCGTTCATTTCTAGCAGCATATGCTAGTGCATTGCGTAAATTTCCTGACGCTTCATCAAGTGAAATTTTAACCGAATTAGATAGTGCCATCAGGTCGTCCTCCAATTTTGTCCCACATTTCTTGTACCATATCTACTGTTGGTGGTGTTTCATAAGGTGGTGCTGGTTGTGATTGCCACTTATCAATTGCTTCCTGTGTAGGCACAGCAATTCTAAATGGATAATCTTCCTCTTCAAACTCCTTATTCATATCAATATATGTTTGAGGAGTGATCTTAATTTTTTTCATAATGTTCTATTTAATCTAGTTTCTGCTTGGTCTGGGAAGTCTCTGGGTCTACTATCAGTAGCATTATCAGTTTTAGGTGAACCCTCGTTCGCCTTCATGGTATGTTGATAGTTTGGTCGTGGGTATCTCATATAGAATGGATCGGGCATCCAGTATGTTACCTGCCATTCTTGTTCAGGACATAGCTCAAGATGCTTCTCTACACTATGACAGAAACTACCGAGTTGAATGTATCCATCGTGAGTGATACATCTGCCGTTACCAGCATCAACTAAGAACATCATCTTACTACTCATAGCACTTCTTGCTCTGGGTTAAGATTCTTGACGAATTGCACAGGATCCTTTTCGGACTTATGTACCCAATGATAACGCATCATCTCAAAAATAGGATCCCATGTCGCGACACAAACATAATCAGTCACGTTGCCTCCAGTCATCAGGTTTGTCTCGTTGGAACCAATCTTTGATGTCATCAGCACTGTTGAACCCCGTTCTATGATTGGATGGATCGGGGTCTCCTAAACCCATCCTATTCAGAAAATCGTCAGTGCTTCCTTCTTCAATGTTTTGAGCAGCTTGGCGGCGTGCTTGCTTCAACCAATCCCTAGCAAGTGTATGTGCCTTTGCTAGTTTCTCTACCCAGATCATATCATCTAATTGCACTTCCTCCTTGTTTGCAATTTTTTTACAGATAAATTCTAGTCGTAGTCTATATTTGGTAGAAAGCATATTGTTTAGTCTCTAAAATCTAGTTTGAGTTCTAAGTCTTCTAATTTAAGATATTCAGCATGTGCTTTCTCTTGACGATCACACACAATACCAAGAATATCATTCATAATAGTATCATTATCAATATAATCATCCAGATACTTATCAATTGCTTCTTTTAAGTATCTGTATCTGTGCCATTCTGGTGAATAGGGTTTGTAATCCATAATAAAATCATTTCTTTGGGATATTGTAAAGTCTAGGATTTATTCTACCTTCACATTGAGTGATGTTTTTTAAATCACTCCGATAGTTATCCCAATAATGATCAAAAATATCAACTTGTTTTGATGACATAACAACATCAAACTTTGTGATAGTATCTTGAAGATATTCAACAATGAAAGCATTAGTTGGTAGAGTTCGTTCTTCTCTCACACTGGGATCGCAATCAGAATAGATTGTCTTCATGCAGTCCGACCTCCCCAATTGATCTGAGGAAATGCCTCAGTAACACATGCTCTAGTAATTTTGTATTTTTTACCAAGTTTCTTATCCTTAACCAGACAGACAACATTTGCCTCATCTTTATGAAGACCCTCAAGCAGTTGAATAAACATATTCTCACGCCTAGTTTGAGTCAGACCGTTATTGCCACCTTGAACAAAATTATAAAACAAACGAGACTCTCTTTCTAATACAGTATGTTCAGTACCAATGGGTGCTTCATTTTTTTCATAAGGAACTTCACCAACTGGAAGTTCACTAATAACACTTTCATCAAAGTTCCAAATAAGAAGCATTCGGAGTCCATCACTATTATGTTCTTGGAGAAGTTTAATCTTCTCTGGTTTGGTTTTCGCGTTGCTTATTTTTTGCAGCACTTCAGAAATTAGCAGTTTCATTTTAAAAATTGTTTACTTAATAGTTAGTCATCATCATCATCATCAACGACAAATCTTACAGAATACAAGTCTGATTGAATTGGATTCCCATTGTCATCAATCATTTCTGGATGATCAGATAGTCTGTTTGTAATTATGGAGTTTTCATAATACTCCCTACCTAACCAACCAAAACCGAAACCTACGGCACTAAACAGGACAATTAAAAATCCTGAACAGAAAAGAGCCACTGAGATCATTTGTTTTCTCCCGATAACTTTTTGACCTTGAACCACATGTCAAGATGGAAGTCATACTCTCGTCCCCATAATTTCAGAATTTTTTTGGAGGAAATTCTAAAATCAGGATCATGAGATCGCTTCCTCCTTGTCATTGTTTCTACACTTTTATTTAGTTTCATTTTTATACAAATAATCTAGAGCATCCTGCATATCACCAACATACTTTCCATCAAAATAAACTTGAGGAAAAACACATCGTTTCGCTACAGGAATGTCTGGTTCAAGTTTAAGATATTCAGTAAAGGACATACCTTCACCTTCACCTTCAACTAACCTACGAACCTTTACTTCAACAAAAGGAATATAAGATTCCAGCAGTACAGTTTTGAGTGCATCACAATACTTACAATTACTGATGCTGTAAACTTTTACTTCCATGTCTCAAATCCTCATAGTATTCCAGCAGTTCATCATCAGAAATTTCATTGTAATGCCCGCTAAAAAATTTAGCATTCAATACAGATAGACTCTCATCGTAGTCATCAAAAAGAATAAACTGAATCTTCTTAATTAAGGATGAACGATCCATTGTAGAAACTGTATTGTGTTCTTATTTATTCTATCAGTTAGGTGGTTTATTGTCAAGGTTTGCTGCAATAACTACGGGATTTCTCAAAGCATTCTTGAGTTCCTTTCCGGCGCGGTCTAATGCCGATTTTAAATTTTTTGGCATTGACTTCTTGTGTTCTGTTGGATTGAATCCTTTTTTCATAAAAAACCTTTTGAGTGAAAAATTTGCCCGAATTTTTTTAGGGCGATTTTTGGAATTAAAAGTTGAAATTGGGTCAGATCCCAACATTGAATACACTAATTGCTCTAAGCTTTCCTGGTGATGGTGGTCTTAAAGAGTGTAGATATTTTCCATTGAATATAAGCATCTTACCAAACTCAGGTTCAACTTCATGCTTGATTGGTATCGGATGATTCTCCCAATCAATATTTTCATGGTACAGAGTACCACCATCAAGTTTATACTCATGACCATTCACATGGATCTCGTCACCTCCTCCCTGTTCATGCTCGGCATCAAAGATAATAGTATTACCATCAGATTCATTGAGATATAAGATGGTGCTGTAGTGAGTGTCATAGTTATCTACATGTGGATCAAAGAATTCATACCCAGGAATATGATATGTCATGTTCAGACATGCTCTAATACATCCATTGTATTCTATACCCAATCCCCTGAGTGTAGTATGAACAATTTCGTAAAAGAAATTAAAATATTGTGATGCTGGTCTATCATCCTGTCTACCAAACATGTTGTGTGATAGTTGAGGAAACTTATCTGATGTAGTTTCTGGAGTATAATACCAAGGAAGTAATTTTTTAGATTTAGTGTTTTTACACTCAATAAAATCATCACAAAATTTTCTGAGTCTATCAATATCCTCAATCTTAATTTCTATAAAATCAATCATCTGAAAATACCTCGTCTCCAAATACCAACGTATCCAAATCAGTATTGCACCATAGATCAAGTGCATTTTCTTTATACGCGGCAATAGGTTTGCCACCTACATTCAATGATGTATTTAATAACATAGGAATACCTGTAAGTAATTCAAACTCTTCAATCAAAGAGTAATATACCTCAAGATCTTGAGATACAGTCTGTGCTCTACAGGTTCCATCTAAATGGGTAACTGGTGGATATAGTTCATCATCAATCATATCCATAACATACAGCATGTATGGAGAAGCATGGGGAAAATCAAAATAATTATTTGCCTTGCCCTCTAACACAGAAGCACCGAATGGTCTGAAGTGTTCTCTGTTCTTCACCTTGCCATTAATAATTGCCTTCCCATTCTTAATAGATGGATTCATAAGAATACTTCTATTGCCGAGTGCTCTAGGACCAACCTCTCCATGTCCCTGATACCATGCAACAATCTCACCTCTGGCTAATCTCTCAGCAGTCTCCTTGATTGTTTTCTTTGATGGAAGATCCGATGGTGCTTGATCATCCTCCCAGAAAGGGAACCCAGAAATATCAAAATCTTCCTGATCATAATATTTTCTGAGGAATTCTACAGCACCTAAAGAAAGACCTGAGTCATTACAATGTGGTGGAATATGTAAGTCCGGTCTTACTTTTCTGATTCTAGTATTAATTACCGTGTTCTGTGCCACCCCACCACTGTAAGAAATAACATCATCAAGATTAGTATATTTTTCAAAAGCATCAACATAAACTTTTTCAGTTACAGAGTGAGCTTTAGTAACCCAATCGCAAATGGTAGGAAAATCTTTATTCTCCTTAAGTTTAAGTGAGTCCCAACTAAATGCCATCCATGCTTTTGAAAGATTTTCTAAATTAAACATCTTCTTATCATAATTATAGTTAGCACCATATGCTATCAGTCCCATAATTTTTCCAGCATGGTCTAAAGGATCACCATCAATCTTCAAAGCATCTCCAACAGCACTTAAAGACATAGCAACACTCTCAAAAGGAACATATCCGTTTCGTGATGTTCCTTCCTTAAATCTAATAACAATTTTATCATCTCTGAATACTGAAAAGTTAATTTTATCATCACCAAAACCATCAGAGACAATACTAACAGTAGGTTTAACTCCCAATGGCCACACACTTAAGGCATGGCAGTAATGATGATCAACTCTATAAACGGGACAATCAAATCCAAGGACTTTAAATATCTTAAGTTCAATCTGATTAAATAATTTTTCTTCTTCATACTCCACATTAATGTGAAGAAACTTATCCATAATAATGGCAATAGCATCCACTTCTGAAGGATTAATACCCCACTTCTTAATGATTTGTACCCAAGAATTTAAATCATTATATCCATGGTGTTTCTTCTGGGTATTCCTTTCGCAGTTAGTATACTTTACATTTACACCATCAGTATAGGTAATGTTCGTATCATGATCGTCTAATCTAAGACCTATAAATTTCATACCTACAAAAAAAGAGGGTCGTTACACCCTCTAATTATAACAGTTATTAAGTAGTTTGTCTAGGAGGTGGTCTGAATGGGCAATCGCGACATCCAGCACCACAGCATCCTCTATTCTTTATCATAAAGTTTCTCTAGTTTTTCTCTAGAAAAATCTACATACATTAACTCATCACCTTCCTGTGGTGCCTCAGGATGCTTTGGTTTGGGAGGATTCCTCATCTCTATGTTAATAGATTGAATGTTACTCCACATCATTGCAAACGCAGCACCACCAATGGCAGAGAAGCATACAAAATAAAGGAAGACTTCAAAGTTATTCATGCTTCCTGTAGAGATTGAACTGTGTTGTGAAGTTCTCCAATGTCTAGGAGACCTTCAGCACTAAACCAGGGAGCATTCTCCCAACTAAATCCAACACCCATAGTGCTATCGGGTGCAACGATGTACCAATGACATGCTGTGTCTGGTACATCAACCGCACACTTACTCCAGTCATCGCTCCACTGTGGGACTTGTACCCACATCACCGCAGCAAATATAAAACTGAAGAGTGATTTAATCATTTATGAATTTCCGTTTTATGAGATGGTCTATTGAAAAATTACCAGGACCACTGAGGACGATACATGCTGCACCTCCAAAGTAAAGAATTAATAGTTCTAACAAGTAGATATTAAATCCAGATGTAACTATAGCATGATAAATTGCGAATGATATTGTACCTAAGATTGCCAAGGCACCCAGACGAGCACCTAATCCAAAGATAACCAACCAACTCCCCACAATCTCAGAGAATGCTGCGAAGTATGAGGAGGCGATTGGGAATGGAAGATGCAATGGTCTTACAAATGCATCCGCAAAGTTCTCAATGTTCTCTAGTTTCTCATATCCATGATGGATAAGCATAGTGCCTAACGCTATACGAAGTAATAAGAATCCTAGAGACTGAATCACAATGCGTTACCTCTTGGTAGAACTTCTTCAGGGAACACAAAGTTCTCATGTGGTTGGTCAACTGGTGCTAACCAAGAACGAAGACCTTCATTCAATAGAATGTTCTTAGTGTAGAACGTTTCAAACTCAGGATCTTCTGCTGCTCTAATCTCTTGACTTACAAAGTCGTAAGCACGAAGGTTAAGGGCAAGACCAATAATGCCAATACTGGAAACCCAGAGACCCATAACAGGTACGAAAAGCATAAAGAAGTGCA